ACACCCCTCTCCACTCCCCCGCTTCAACCCGTTCGATACCCCAAAGCGAAGATCGCCTCATTTTGGTGCTTGAATGCGCAATGTGGCTATTTCGCAGTATTCCGAAAATAAAATAGAACGCCTGCGTCACACCACAGTCAATCCTTTAGGCCCAACTGTTAAACGGGCTTTCAAACCCTCGGGCGACGGCCTCAAATACCGGCCATACCGAGTCCACAGGTTATAAGGAGACACACATGAAGCGTACCGCCCTCACTGGATTGTTCCTCAGCGCCGCCCTGTTGGCTTCGCCGGTTTTTGCCGCCGATGATTTGTGCGCTGCAAACATCAAGACCATCGAAAACGCCAACACCTCGTCCAGCACCAACCTGAGTCCCGAAAACAAGACTATGCTCGAGACCACTGTGAAGAACGCCAAAGCGGCCCAAGCGCAGAATGACGAGAAAAAATGCGTTGAGATCACCACCAAGACCATCACTTCCCTGAAAAACACCGGTTCGGGCAGCGAAGGCACCAAGTAAACCTTCGAGCAGGCCAGCCACTCAGGCTGGCCTGAACGATTGCAGCAGACGGGTCGACGTGCCACGCCAATTGGCGTACACTGCGCCCCAGCGATTGCGGAAGCAGTCTCGGGGCCGATTTGGATTCGACGCCGGTGATGAAACTTTAGGTGCATGCCGAGTTGGTAACAGAACTCGTAAATCCACTGTTGCAACTTTCTATAGTTGCCAATGACGAAACCTACGGGGAATACGCTCTCGCCGCGTAAGCGGTGCTAGCCTTCCTTCTGGTAGCTTCGGCTCCAGCAATCATCAGGGGATGCCTGTAAACCCGAAATGATTGTCATATAGAACAGGATCGTCGCCTAGTACGTTGTGGACGAAGCGACTAAAACTTACACAACTCGCCCAAAGCACCCTGCCCGTCGGGTCGCTGAGGGTTAACTTAATAGACACGGCTAAGCATGTAGTACCGACAGCGGAGTACTGGCGGACGGGGGTTCAAATCCCCCCGGCTCCACCAAACAAGCGTTACAAATCAAGCACTTAGCGTTTACCGCAAGTGCTTTTTTTGTGCCTTTTAGGACTGTTTTGGCTCAGTAATGCCAGCTTAATGACAGCATGGCAGCGGGCATCGAAGGGAGTATCGAAATGTTCAATCTCTTGGTGAAGTCGAGCCCGTGGGCTGCCAGCAGAGACATGTTTTGGCAGAGCCGGGTTTTCGAATATACAGAACCCTCAATCGCTGCAAGCTTTCAAGTAAATGGTGTGCCCGATTATCAAGAGCTCAAGAAGCTTCCTGCACTATTTGTCGAGGAGACGTCTAGATCTAATGCTCAATGGGCCCATGTCGGAAGGATCGTTGATGTGCGGAGGCATGGCACAGACGATATAGCGGTTGAATACTTCTTCGATCCTGCCATCCCTCCGATATCTCAGGCTGAAATGGTTCGGCTGGCCCCTATGCTCGGCGTGCCCGCGAATCGCTATGGTCCAGCTTCTTTTTCTAGAACTCACTGGGCGGTAAAAGACGTCGATCTGTACCATCTACTGTTCACCCAGTTCCGAGAGGAGCAACGCCGCCCGCAAGTATTCAGCATTCCTTACCCGCGAGTGCTTGAGCGCGATTTGCTATCGGCGATGATGCCGTTTGCTGGTTTCGGCGCAACCTGGGAGGCTATTCAACGTGCCGCTACCCTCAATGGTATGCGTAGCGCGAGAGCCGACAATATTTGGGAGCATCATGAGATCATTCAAGACATTGTCTCGTTGATCGACAAGTGCGCGATTGTTGTCTGTGACTGCACCAGCAGGAATGCGAATGTCTTTTACGAAATAGGAATTGCGCACAGCCTAGGGAAGGAAGTGATTCTGATAACCCAAAGCGCACAAGACATTCCTTTCGATCTTGCACACCTACGCAACATCCGCTATCTGAATAACGGCGAGGGTATAGCTGAATTAGAACGAGAATTATCGGCTCGTATAGCGACCCTACAAGCGCGCCATTGACTTGTAATGAGTAGGTCCTGGGGTCGACTCCTAGTGCCTGCACCATACAAAACAAGGATTTGCAACGATGCAGGCCCTTTTTTTTGTGCTTAACGTACAAAAACACGTACATTTTTTTCGCGAGTGATCCAAAATCTAATGGCTAACTAGTCTCCGATTTCCTTCCTGTACAAAGCTATTCGCGATCATGAGCGCAGGTACTGCTCTGTCACGAGGTGGCTCTGCTGGATACGGGTGGGAGCTATCGGCGCGTGAGAAATCCAGCAAAAGCTCTCGTGATATTTGGCCGTTTACAAATACGTGGTAATCTATGTGGGACTTATATGGCCGACTAAGGAAGGCACCGCTAATGAACGTTGAACAAGAGATTTCGTCAGCTAAAAAGCAAATAAAAATTGGCATTCTTCTTATAATTATAATAACCCCATTTATATTGGCATCATTAGTTCTTGGAATTTATGACTACGGGCGCTATCACGACTTCAGTCTTTTGACCAGACCAACCAGCTTCATATATCTCCAAACACAAATCCCCATAGTCAGCGCAATCTGGGCTATCACTGCGCAGCCTAACTTCATAGACGTCCTAACGCTGCAAAACTTCTTTTTCTTCGCTGAGATAGCAGTGCTTTTTGTAGGTCTTGCAATGGTAGGAGGTGCGGGTAAGACTTTGCGCGACATAGCGGAGGCTGAGCACAAAGCGAAACAGCAAAAGCGGCAGGATCAGTTCCATAACAGATAAACTGCCTGATACTGTTGTCGCACTGATTTTAGTGTGGAAGTACATTAATTATTTATGCACAGCAGTGACTCGCTACAGCTCTGGAAACCCTTGGCGTTTTTTTGCACCAAGGTTTCCCTTACACCTTGCGTATCCCGAACTGCGCGGCCTTGACCGTCGAGTCCTGCGGTACGCCTGCAGCCAGGTACAGGCCCATGCGTGAGGTGATCACGGTTTCGCTCATGTCGATCGTGCCGCGCTGTGTTTCCAACGCCCCGGAAAAGCTGGCCGGCATGGTGAACGGCTCTTGGTACTTGTCCATCGACCGAAAGTAGGACGTTGACGAAGCACCGCTGACAGTCTTGGTGATGGTCAACTCAGCCTCCCAAGCCAGTATGCCGCGCGACGAACCGATGATTTCCACCGCAGACACCATTTCGATAACGTCGCCGGCCGCCAGGTTGGTCTGTACCACGTTGGCCGTGGGTTGCATGTAGATGTAGCCGCCCGCCGCCGACATGTTGCCACCCAGCTCGATGCACTGCGCCTCACCATAGGCGGAGGGTTCCTTGTACCACCGCGTCGTGATCCCGGTCAGGCCAGAGCCAACGGCTTTGTAGCCGTCCGCCAGCACTGACCCGGCCAAAGCATTCACGCCAGCCGGGAGCGTGCCGCCAGTGCCCGCCAGCAACGGGTTGGCATTGAGGCAGCCGAATGGCCGAATGGCCGAGTAAACGTCGCCAGCGTCAGTGGGCAGCGGGATGCCGGGAAATTCGAAGTTGGCGGTGATGATCGGCACCACCCGCGAACTGATGAACTCGGCGCCCAGGATGTTGGGATGCAAGCCCTCGACTGTCATCGCTTCGATGAAGCCGTCCCAGATGTTCACGACCGGCACGAACTGGCTGACGTAGTTCAACACCCAGTCTTTGTAGGCGATCGCATCGGCCAGCGCCTGCCCAGTCAGAGCCCTGCTACCGAAGCGCGGCGTACCAGTGCCGACGATCAGGTACTTACCGGGCGTGTTCAGGAACGCGGTGACGATCTTCATCACATTGGCTTTCGTGTCGGCCAGGCTCATGCCTGCCGTGGTGCTGTCGTTGGTGCGCGACAGCAGCAGCCACAGGTCGGCAGTGGACGATGCAATGCAGGCCGGAAGCCTGGCCAGAAACTGCCCGGTGTGGTCCCCGAGCTTGCCCTGGTTGTCGACGTAGCTCGGGAATAGGCCGGTACGCGCCGCGATCCAGGCCGCATAGCCATAGGCCTCGGTGCCAAACGCCGTCGCCGCGATGGTGTGGCAGTTGCCCGAGAAGCTATCGCCGAGAAGACCCAGGCCGCGCCGGATCGGTTGGCGACGTGGGATTGGGTTGAACAGAAGGCTCATGCGTAGACCTCAAATGAAGCGCCAGCAGCGGGCACGTAGCGGATCGTCGCGGGCGGAATGCTCAGCTGATAGCCACCGTCTTTCCAGAACGTGTCGGTGGTGATCCAGTTATCACCGGCTTGGATCTGGACCGTCACCGACCCGCCGTTCGCCTTCACTGCCAACGTCACTTTCATCGTGCGGGCGTAGGTTTCTTGCTTCGTTGCTGTCTGCACAGTGCTTCCCCGGCGGCCTACGGCCTGGCTGAATTGGTGGTGTTGGATAGCTCATCGACAAAGCGGTTACACGCCAGCGCGGCTATTCGGGATTGGTCATAAGCCTTTGCCAGCTCTCCCGCTCGCGCGTCAGCCCGGCCGAGCAGGCCGAATGCCTTCCACGGCAGGACCTTCACGCCAGCACCTCAAGCGCTCGGGCGTACAGCGCCTGTCGATCAGCCAAGCCGTTCGTGCCGCCGTTGATGCGCTTGGTGATGGCCAGGAAGTCTCCCTTGTCGGCCAGCGTGTTGAGCCCACTCTTGAACCAGAACCACGCCGCCGACATCGCGGCGTGCTGCGCCAGCTCGAGCAATTCGGGATGGTTGATCAGATCCAGGCCCAGCGCTTCGGCGCACTCGGCATAGTTCGCCCGCCCAGTGATCTGGATCAGGCCGCGCCCACGGTACTTGGAGCCATCGCCCGGCACGGTATTACCCAGGTCTTTGCGCCCCTCGTACCCCAGCTGCTGCGTAGTTGGGCCCCAGATCTCCCGCACGTAACGCAGCTGACCGGACTCATGGCCGACCTGGGCGATGAATGCCGCAATGCGCAGAGGGGTCACGATCTGGTACTTGCTCATCGCCGTGTTGAGGACGGGTGCAAAAACGCCGGCTTTCTGGCCGGCGTTCGGGAGTATCTGCAGTAGTTGCTGCGTGGTGATCGGCATCGGTGTTTCTCCAGGCAAAAAAATACCCGCTCAATGGCGGGGTGCGGGTGTTGCTGTGCGGGTGTTACGCGGCGGCAGGTTCGGTCGCTGGCTGTGCAGCAGCCTTGAGCGCTATTACCTCGGCGCGCAGCTCCTTGACGGCTCCCATCAAATCGGTGATCAAAGCCATCGGGTCGAGCTGCTGAATACGTGGATTGCCATTCTCGTCCGCGCCATCTTTCTCCCCGGATACGGCAAGAGGGTTAACCGCCTGCGCCTCATGCGCGATCAAACCCTGGAATACCGTATCGCCACCTTTGAAAACGTCGCCAAAGTTCTTGCGCTGATAGGTAACAATACGATAGGCGTCAATTCGATCAAGGAAGGATTCCGGAGTAAAGTCCTTGATGTACTTCTTGATCCGATAATCAGAGGTAAACAGGGTTAGGGTTCCTACATAAGTGTTATCAATGTAGGCATCAATGTTTGAACTCGTCCAGTTGAAGTTATAAACGGTGCCGCCTCTGGAGCCATTAAATCCAGTTCGACACCATGTACCAGCGGACTCCAGACGACCGGTTACCTGCATTGCACCTTGCAAGGCCAATATACCTGCGGAAGAGTTTATAAGCCTGACATCGTAGTCGGCAGATGTGTTGTTGTAATGGAAATCGATATAGGGACTGGTATTGCTTAGCTCAATGCCGCCAAAGGTCGGGGCTTGGGCAGGCCCTACACCTAAAGAATTCCGCGCGGTAACTTGGCTGTTGCCGCCGGTTCCGCCGGATGCGATGCCGATCGGGGTGGCCGTTACAGCCAGCGAGGACACTGTTAGTAAACCGTCGTAACTGTACGACATGGTTGGCCCGGTTGCTGTATTCCCGGAATTGACTGACCGCCAGGTGAACCCGCCGGGCCCACCGCCACGGTTTACGACAAAATGGCCTTCCCCCTGCGAGCCAGAGTTCCAGCCCATGTACAAACCCTGAGAAGAGTAAAGGGCGGCGGCCTGCTGAACTCCAACCTCCGATAAAAGTACCCTTCCATCGGTTCGGCCTGTACCGCCCTTCGCGACCGGGACTGTACTCTCTACAGCCACCGATCCCAAGCCCAGCCCAGCACGCGCATCCGCTTGGTTTGCTCCGCCAGTGCCGCCCTTGGCCACCGGAAGCGTGTCGTAGTTGCCGGTGGTGCCGAGTGCCGCCAGCTTTGTGCCGAACTGGTTTACCAGTGCCCGCAAAGCATCAGCCGATTCTTTAACGTAGCCCTGCAGTGGCGCGAGTGCATACCCGCCCGCGCTGTTGCTTGCTCCCTGGTAGTTCGGAGAAATCGACATCGCGGTATCGCTGGCGATGTTGGTTACCTCGTACCAGCCGCCGTCAGGCCCGCGAAATCCGTCGCCTACTCGGCTGTTTGCAATGAAGGCCGTACCACTGCCGATAACGGCGTTCGAATTTTGGGTGACGGAAACCGTCCCAGCTTTATACCAAGGCATACTCTTTACTCACTAAATGGGTTTTAGACATTCATCTTTGCGAAGACTGCTGGGAGGAAGAATGCTGTTGGGTTGGCGGACGCAATAGTGATCGCGTAAAGCTTGCTGTTCGGAAAGTCCCACCAGCAATACAGTGCCCGAGATATGGCACTACCCGAGTTCAGCCCCATGCCGAAAGAATTAATCAATAGATATTCGTTCTCAGGAAAGTTAAACGGTACTGAGTAATAACACCTAACAAGATTCTGGCTGGTGTAATCAAACCTCTCATAGGTCCACGATTGGAACGAGCGAGTGAAGTTTGCACTTGAAGTACCAGAATCAAATAGCAAGTTGGTTGCGCCATCCCATAGCCGCATCCCGAAGTCAGCCACAGGCTGGGCGGCGAACTGAGCGACGAAATAGCGGCCATTGGGTTGAGCGGTGTTCACGTCATACGCCCGCACATAGAACCCCGTCCAGTTACCGGCCGATCCGATAAGGCGCATCATGCAAAGGCCTGCAACCGCGTTAACGGTGTCAGGCCGCACAAATACTAGGGGCGGCTCTTGTGAAGTAACAGGCCGAGGAAAGTAGGTGGTTGAGCCAAGCCCGCTTTCCTCGGTAGGCTGATAGCGACCTGAAGCAATCACCATCAGGCGCGCGTATTGCGAATCGAGAACTACCACATTGCTGTTGTTGGAAAACTCCAGGCCATATGCTTCCGCCATTATGAAAACCTCATGACAAGCAGCCGCATGGTGCCGGTTGAAACCGTGCTTGAGCCGTAAGTTCTTGTGTGGTTGTAAACCCTGGCGACACCGTCAACGAGTTCCGTTTCGTGCTGCCTCTGATTGCTGTCGTAAGCGCCAGCCGGTATCACGATTGCAACACCGTTACCCGGACCGACACCCGGCACAGCAAAGTCCTGGCTGGTCTTTGTGGTGCCGGAGAAGGTAACGAGCGTCGACAGCACAACCCGAATCGTGAACGAATTCTCGTCAAGCTGAAGCGCAGCATCTGCGCCCCATACCCTCATTCCGTTGCTCATTCGCTGAGGTCCCCCAACTGCACGCGCTTAACGTTGTTGGCGTCGTACACGCGTACCGACCTGTTGGTGACCACCAGCCTGCCGCCTGCAGCGCCTGATCCGTTGATCTCGAGCGTCCCGTCCTTGCGCAAGATCCATCCACGCTGCCCAGCCACGTAATCGGTGGAGCTGATAAAGCTACCGATTTTCGCGTTGGTGATCGTGCCGTCCATGATGAAGGTCGGACCGAGGAACAATTGCCCATTCTGGGCAACGAACGGCGTCGATATCGCTCCGCCAGCCAGCGTGTTCACCAGTGCGAACCGGTCGGCAGACATAAGGATCTGGCTCTGCAGCACCCCGCCAACGTTCTCAATGCCTGCACCTATCGCCGCCAGGACGTACTGGCCGTTAGAGTTCACCTGCAGCTTGACGGTGTACATTGCCGCCAGCTTGCCGTCAGTGCTCGCCTGGGCTGAACTGACCGTCTGAACGGCTGCGCTCGCGCCGTTGGCCGTGGCCTGCACTTGGTCCAGCTTTGTGGACAGCGCACCGTCAGCGGTCGACCTGGCATTCGCTTCAGACTGAATGGCAGCCTGAACCGTCGTTTGGTTCGTGGTAACCGTCGCCGTCAGGTTCGTGATCTGCTGGGTGGTAGCCTCCCGATCCGTAGCTTGAGCAGTTTCAACGATGCTGATTTTCGACTCGGTGCCGCCCACTCGCGCATCCAGCAACGTCGTGCGCTGCGCCAGTGCAAAGTCCTGCTCCGCCCTGACCTTCACTTCCTGCGCCACACTGGCCGTGCTGTCCCAGCCCTTGAGAGCGTCCAGCAGATCGCCTTCCCCGCTGTCAGCCCGGTACTGAGCCTGCACCGCCTGTAGCTGGCTGGCGGTAACGCTGGTCTTGCCGTCCACCGTGGTGATGTCTGCGGTGTTCTTCGTTACCTGGGCTGCCAGAGCGTTAGCCGTGCGGATCGACTGACCACTGTTCACCCAGTACGCCGGGTTCGGCGGACCGTTGGACCCATCGGCAGCCGCTGGCACCGCCGCAATGGCCGTCCAGAGGTTGTCGCCCACGCGCACGGTGTTGTCGCGCACGTATGGGTCGGTCGGCACGTAGACAAGAGCGTCGGTGATTTCCCCGATCTCAGCCTTCAGCTCTTCCATGCGCTCATTGACTGAGCCAGGTCCGTCGCCATCGATGAGTTCGATTCGGTCCAGCAGGTGCTTGGCCAGTTCAGTTTCTGAAATCTGGTCGGCAATCATTTCAAGGATCGGCCCGGCGTCACTGCCGGTCTGCCCCATGACACCTGCACCGGTGGGATACCATGGACCCACGTTGCCGGTCCGATCCACTAGCCGCGCCCAGAAAAAGAACGTCACACCCGCAAGCAGCCCCTGCATGACGTGTTCCGACTGCGGGTAGGCCAGGTCGTTGAGCTTCGTGGCCTTGGCCAGGTCTGTCGTCGGCCCGTACCAGATCTCCGTGCGCTGTGTGTCCTCTGCGCCTGGTGGGAAAGTCCACTTGAGCGAGATGCCGAATATCAGCGACGTGGCGGTCAATGAGGTTACGGCAGGCGGCAGGCCCTCTTTACCCTTGAGCTGGGTCAGCATCGAATTCCGCCAGCTCGACGATATGTCATACGCGCTGACGGCACGGACTCGGGCGAGATAGGCACCGGCATAGATACCAGTGATGTCAACGCTGGTGGAGCCGGTACGCTGCACCTTGATCCAGTTGCCGCTGTCCTTGCGCCACTCGACGTCATAGGCAACCGCGCCGGTCACTGCCGGCCAGCTGATGGTCATCGTTGTAACGGCAAGGCCCTGCGCGATCGCCGTCGTCGACGCCAGAGAAACGCTGGCAGGCGATGGAACAACGGTGATCGGAATGACGCTGATCGGACGCTCTTCCAGCCGGGCGCCGGTGTCGATATAGGCAAACTTGCTCGGCTCGTACTGAAGAGCGGTAATTGCGTACTCGCCTTCCGCACTGCGCTTGACGCTCAGCACCCGGTACAGAGGGATAGCCAAGTCGTCGGCGTCCAGCGCCCATTGCAGCTGGTCCGTAGGCGTCTCGCTGTAAGCGACGGTGACGGTAATCGCACGGCCTGCTACGGCCTGCACGGTACGGCCTTCAGCCTGGCCGCTGGGCAAGTTGACGATCAGACGGTCGCCAGCCTTGGCCAGTGTGTCGCGATCAAGCGTCACAACTCGCCCAGCAGCACCAGCAATGCGTCCGCCGATCTCCCGGCCAGCCAGCAGGGAATCAGCGACCGGGATGATGTATCCCGGCAGCGGTATCGCGCCTTCCATACCGGTGCTGAAGCTCACAGTACGGTCTTGATTGTTGCTCATCACGACCCACTTACCCCGGCGCTGCCCCTCAGAAGCACGTGTGCATCCGATGGCTGTCAGCTCAGTCGGCTTGTCACCGAAACGGCGCTGCAGCACAGGGTCGGCGAACGGAATGACATCGGTGTCGTAGTTGTTGTCAGGGTTGTCGTAACTGACGATTGCCCGGGTGTAGCGCGTCTTCGCCGAGGCGCTGCCATAGGTGAACTTACCGCCGATGACGTTGGCGCGAGTAAAGACATAGTCGAAGTCCTGACTGCGCGGCATGTCGGCCTGCGCAACCAGCTTGCCCTGCGCCCAGTAAGTCATGCCGCGATAAATGCCGGAGATATCGCGCAGCAGCGACCACGCTTCGGCCTTGCCTTGCAGGTTCATATCGCATAGGAAGCGAGGCTCTAAGCCGCCGACCCCGTTCGGGACATCCTGATCGCAGTACTGCGCGATGCGGTACAACTCCCATTTGTCGATCATCCACGACTTGATGCGCTTGCCCAGGCCAAACCGATCTTGCGTGCAAACGCCGTATGTCACCCAGGCAGGGTTGTTGGTCCATGCCTCTTTCATGGAGCCGTCCCACACCCCCGAATAGGTACGGGTGAACGGATCGTAATTGCTCGGTACTTGCCATTTCCGAGCTTTGCATTTGACCGTCACTGCGGGAATGTTGGTGAACTGCTCAGCATCAAACTCGATGTAGAGCAGCGCCGTGTTCGGGTAGCGCAGCTTTGCGTCGATGACCTCCGTGAGCCCGGCCACCAGCATGGTGTCGGCGATCTTGTTTGTGTTCTGGTTGGCGGTCAGGCGACGGACTCGGACCTGCCAGCCTGAAGTCGCGGCTGGCAAGTCGATGCGGCGAGACCTTTCGTATCGGGTTGTCGTCTTGCCGTCCACGGCTTCGCTCAGCACCTGCTGGTAGCTGCCGCCGTCGGTGGCCACGTCAATCGCGTACTCGATGCGATAACCGCCGACATTGCCCTGGTCGTCCTGCTGCTGGAGCGCAGGCCATGCCAGCCGCACGCGCACAGCTGAAAGCTGGGTATTGGTGATCGAGCGAACCCAGGTTGAATCGCTGCGCAGCTCGACGTTTACGGTCGTCTCGTTGTCGACTGAAGGGATGCCTGGGATGTACGACTGGTCAACCGACCCGGTGCGCCAATCCCACTTCACGTTCTGGAAATTGACGTTGCCGCTCGCGTCATTGATCGGAGTGTTGTCGAGGTAGATGTCGGCAGCCGTCGGAGTGCCTTCGAACTCGCCCTCGCCCACGGCGATGAGAAGCTTTGCCAAGTTGGTGGAGCGCAGGCTGTCGGCGGCCTCGGTCGGCGACTTGGGACTGCTGCTGCCGCCTTTTTCACCGTGGATGTCGATCTTCAGTGCTGCGCCCATGCTTTTCTCCAGGCATAAAAAAACCGCCGATTGGCGGTGTGGTTGTCTGTACAGGGTGGATGAAATGCCAGTTACAGCTGTGATGCCCAAGATGTAGCCTGATCGGTCAATGCGATACGGACTTCCGCCCCCATGACATCTTTGCTTTTTTTCACCGACGAGACCGAAGTCATTGTTGTTACAGATACGTTGATTGCAGATCCCGACGAGAATTTTCTGGGACACGCCAATAAAGCCGTTTGGGTGCCTAGAGTGAAGCTAATCGTTGCTGGCACCGGATCTGCTGAGGTCTTCATAAGATGGATCGACTTTTTGAATAACGAGAGTACTTCCTTCGATGTAGATACGATTGACGGTGATGCGACCGAGAAGCTCCAAACGATCTGGCGCGAAGTGAAGAGCGATATCCCCGCCCTCTCCCAGCAGACAGCAACGATCTATCACTTCGGGTTTTCCGATAACACAGGACTTTTGCATAGCTACGCCTATAGGTCTGAGTCAGGCTTCGCCAGCACCCCCTTAGATTATGGTCTGGCAATGAAGCCACCACTGTCTCAGGCAGATCTGGCGGGGATTGAGTATTGGAAGTTTCCTGCACAAAGCGTTGCGATAATGCGGCGTCAAGCCTCACTGGAGCAGTTAAAGCCAAAGGGAAGCCGGGTGCTTATTGGCGGTATGGCAAATGTAATCCAGCTCACAAGAGCGGGTCCGAAAGCTTTCACAGTGGGTGAATTAGACTGCTCGGAATAGCGAGCGCCCTAGACCTTATCCTCCGCATAGATACCCGCACTGATTATCGCCCCGCCCCAGCGCCTCTCACCGATGCAGATCGGGACCGGGTTGCCGCTGGCTGTGGTGTTCTTCGCGCTGCCGAAGGCGTAACTGGGCAGGTTTTCGGGAGAGGCGCTTTGCTTCAGGCCAGACGCTTGTGGGCTGAGCATTTGGATTACGCCGCCAGCGACGAGAGAAATACCGATCGGCATCAGTACTTGAAAGCCCGGAATGAACGATGCGGCAATCAGCACAGCGCCAATTACGGTCTGGAAGAGACCGGCCCTTTTGCTGCCACCGATCACCGGAACAATCCTTACCTCTCTTGAGCCGCCGAGAGATAGCGCCTCTTGGCCCACGTTTTGTCCGTTACGGAAAATCGCGAACCGCATACCGAGTTTATCGAGGCGCTTAATCTCGTCTTCAAAACCCGAGAGTGTGGCGTTCATCGCTTTAAACACCTCCTGAGTCTGGCCAGTGTCAATAACCCTTCTGTGTTTTCGGCCAAACTTTCTGGCAAGCGAGCCAGACAGGAGAACAGTTGTCATAGGCGTATAGTGCAGGACTGTGGACATTTTTTCTCCAGACATAAAAAAACCGCCCGGAGGCGGCTAGTTGTTCTCTGCTGGTCAGAGGCAGCGATTCAGTGAATCTCTCAATCCGCCGCGCCCCATCTGGGACCAAGCTGCACGCTGATACAACTTCACAATACTGCCGGTACCTGCTTTCTCGATATTCAGCACGTCGTCGGTCTGCTGGCTCATCTCGCTGCCTGCGACGATGCGGTACCCAGTAAGCGTTTCACTCATAACCGAGCTAGACCGGTAGTCCTGCCAGGCTGGATATGCACAGAGCGCTATTAACTTCGGAGCCTTCGTGGAAGTCGCCGTCAATTGAGGCTTTTCTGCCATCAGATCCGACGGCGTCGAGCACCCCGCCAGCAAAGCCAAAGCCAGCATCCCTATTAAAATTCGCATGGTGATCCCTCATTCAGTAGGACTGAAGATTAGCATTTATGCAGGTGCAAAAAGCCCGACACAAGGTCGAACGACTCCTACCTGCGCTTTATAAGCTCAGCGAATTTCTTTCTCGCAAACTTCTTCTCAGGCTGCTGAAGATCACGCTTGATCGTATCCCTGCTTGAGCCAAGGATCTTTCCATCAAACTCAGGAGGAAGCGAGTTGCTATGCTTAAAATGCTCTTTCAAGGCAATCAGATCGCTTGAAACCATGTTGCCGACTATGGATTCGATCAACGTTGAAAGAACGCGTTGCACCTCGTCCTCGCTTAGCGCCGCTTCGTTCACCGCATCGTGCGCTTTAGGATCTACAGCAGGTGCAGAAAGCGACTGAGCTCTGACATGTGCCTGACGCACACTCAAGAATGAGTTTATGATCTCCGGCGCCCACTCAGTATGAGTGTCTGCTTCCTGGATAAGACTGGACGACTGGTTAGATTTTGCATCTTGGTTGGCAATCCCAATCAAGTGGACTCTGACTCCATAGTTTTGCGCAAACTGAACGCCTACACGAACATCTTCATCACCGGAGATCAGTACTGCATCAGCTATCGCATGATTTCGTGCCAGCTCTATCATGTCGATAACTATCATCGAGTCCACGCCCTTTTGCTCGCCGCTGCCGTTGAGCGTGCCCATGCGAACTTTGACGTTGTTGCTATTCCCGAGCCGCTTTTGCTCGAGAGTCGGTCCGGTTGGTCCGATTGCATCGTACCAATAGATGCGAAGCAAGGGGGTGCCGCCCGATAAGGCTTCTGCTGTCTGGATCAGCTGAGTAATGACAGCCTGCTCGTTAAGTGATAGCAGTTTTCGCTTAACGACGTCACCAGTAATGGCGTTCGAGCCTTGCGCAAAAAGATATCCAGCGTCTACAAAAATGCCGAGGCGATTCATTTTCCGTCCCTAGAAAGTATTAAGGGCCCCTATAGGGACCCTTATGTATGTCGCACAGCGGCCTGTATAAAAGGTAGTGGCCACTGCTCAGACGAAGCGAACTATAGGTTCAGTTGACACGCGCGTCAACACCGATTCCTACGCTGGAGTACGGAAACGAACGAAAACGCACCTATTCGGACGAAGCGTCGTAGAACGCCTCATTTGGTTGATGACGCTTCTTTGTGCCTGAGTATCAGGCGTGTCCTGTCCAGCCACGGGCCACCAAATACGATGACTTCGGAAGGCCTGCCGTACAGGTGGTGCAGCAGGAAAGGGCCGGGGCCGAATACACCACCGCCCTCGCCAATCAGCGAAGCGTCCGCGCCGAGATAGATGCCTGCGTGGTTCGGGTGCTTGGTCCGGCCGACCTCCATCACGATCATGTCGCCGCGCTGCGGCTGGTCAACCCTGACGAACCCGGCCGCCTCGTAATTGGATTCGTACAGGCTTTCCGCATCCGCACTCTCCCACCAGCCGTCCGTTCGTTTGAACGCTTCGAACTCCAGACCGAACTCACGCCTGTACCAATCGGCGCAGACCTGCCAACAGTCCCAGGCGCCGTGCACAAAGGGTCGCTTCAACAGCGGCGTATTGCCGGTGGGCACAATGGTGCGCAGGTCGCCCTCGGGCCAGCTGAGGATATGCCAGGGCAGTTCCGTCGCTTCGCACATTGCCAGGTCGCGAGGTGACGGCCTGCTGGTCGCGTCTGGGTGCGAGTGGACAACTCCGATGATGGTGCCCAGGTCTTCCGCTGCTGCGTAATCCTCAGGGCTGATGCGGAACTCTTCCTTTGGGTCGGTTGCCGTGTTTGAGCAGGGAAAGTACTGCTGCTTTCGCCCCACGCTCAGTAGCAGCCCGCAGCACTCGCGCGGGTATTCAGCCGCCGCATGCGCCTGCACGGCCGCCAGGATGTATTTCAGCATGGTTAGCTCCGCGCGATCAGGGATACGGCGGGGAAACCGCCAAAGGGTACCTCGTTGCCAGCCCCGAAGCGCGGCGTGCAGCCGCGCGTCAACGTTGCATCGCAGACATCAAGTTCAGGGTTATCGGTGGGCTGCCCGTCCTTATCGACGTATGGTCCGGTGTAGCCACAGTTCGGCCCGCGATATCCGCCAGTGAGACACCAGTGACAAAGCGTGGTCATCTGTCGGCCAATCGATTCGCCGCCGACATCGCCCGGGCTTGCGAGCTCCCAAGTGATGGTTTCACCATCCTCATTGGTCTTCTGATCGAGATACCAGACCTCGATAGATTCCTGGGTAGGATCAGCTTCGGGGTTTCCGGCGGGGAAGTTCTCTGCATCCAGGTACTGACCAAGCGTGTGGCGCATGGTCAGCTTGAACTCGAGCAAATCCTCGAAAGCCAGACAGAGCGCGGTGATACGCCCGTTGATGTTGCCCGCCGCAAACGTAGGCCTTACCGCGGTTCCATCGCTGTTTGCTTCCACGCCATCCAGTTGGACCGGCCAGGCGCTGTATTCCTCTCCCTGCCAATAGATGGGTTTGGCGGGAAGCTGATCAGCGGCGGCGCCGGCCGCTATCAGCTCATCCGACGTGTGCGGTATGGAGTGCCCGTGAAACCGGAGAACGTCGGCGCCGTAGTCGGAGCCATCGAGCTCGAACAGCAAAATATCAGCGCCCGGCTCAAGCCTTTGCAACTGAGTGATCAAACTCATGGATGGTATGCCCTTTCAAAAGTAACGGTCAGAACCGCGAGGCCTCCTGGCTTTCTTTGTCGACGGAAAGCAGAGCAGCGATAAAGCCCGAGGCTTTCGTCGGGCGGTGTCCATAGGAACGCCCGGGCGCCCTTATGATCACGGATGAAGTCCACAATCGGTTTGATCTCGCTGCCAGTGCCGCCGAACGACAGCGACCAGGTGTCCTCTTCGGCGTTCGGGCCGTCACTGGACACCTGGACATAGCCATCGCCGAACTTCGACTCACGGGTTCTGAAAGTACTGTCGCCACCAGCCTCATCGTCTGGCTCCCAAACAAACGTTTCAATGGCCATCAGCCTCTCCCGCTGGTGTTTCGGTGGCTTGTGCCTCCGGGTCGCCATGAATCAGCGATGGCTTTCTGTGCAACCCCCAACATCTGGCGTTGCATGTTCTGCTGAAGCGCCGCGCTGTCGAACTCCATGCCTTCGCCGCTCCGGTCTTCAAGGGTCAGGTAAACAGGGGCCTCGACTTTTACGACCGTTCCACCGCTGGTGGCCGCACCTCCAACCATGCGAACACCGAGCGAGCCGTCTGAGCTGCGAGCCAGCGGCATAATTGCCTCTGGCCCAGCCTCGCCCATCACTCCCGCCCCGCCTCCAGCCATGCTGAACGCCGTGGGCGTGCTGACGATGCTGTTGGTGAACGCGGCGCCCTCGGCGAACATTTGTACTCCGCCCGACCATGCGCCGCCTTTGGCCTGTGGGAAGTAGGTCGCCGAGTAGCCGGCCTGTGACGCGCCAAGGTTCGATGACGCCGCGCCAGCCGAACCCGCAACCAAGCCATTGCCGCCCCCGCTGGAACCCAGAGAGCTGACCCCGGCATTGAATAGCATCTCCAGCAAAGCGGACGACGCTTTGCGCGATGCGATGCGGCCCATATCAGTGATGATGGACGTTGCAAAATCAGAGAACTTGAATTTGCCCGTGGTTGCGAACGTGTTCAGCGAATCCTCCATCGTGCCGAAAGCGCTGGTAAAAGCCGCCTTCGTCTGACCGGCTACGTCCTTGGCCGATTCCAGATAATCGGCAAACGCGGACTTCGCACCGAGCTTCCAATCCCCTTGAGCTGCATCAAGATTCACATACCCTTGCTGCATTGCCGCCAACTGCTTGGCGCCGTACTGCTGAGTGAGGGCGATCTGTGTTTCCAGCGCCTGGCGCTGCTTGTCTGTGGTGGCTGTTGCCAGCTCGGTGCGCAAGGCCAGCACCTTATTGTTGGTGTCCTGCTCAAGCGACAAGCGCGCCTGCGCCCGCTCAGCCTCTTTGCTGCCCATGCCGACTGCTGCTGCCGACTGCTCGTAGGAGGCCGTAGCGAGCGCAAGCTGGCGCTGCAGATCGGCCTCGTACTTCATGGCCTCAGCCATCCCGTTGGCCGACGCCACGGTCTGGTCATACTGCTGTTTCAGCCACTGCAGGCCTTGGCCGTACTCTTCCGTGGAAATCTTCCCGGACTTGTAAAGCAGCCGCAGTTCCTCGGTTTTTTTCGACTGCTCATCCGCCGCCGCGCTGACCGGATCGAAGCTTTCCTTGAGCTTGGCGTAGGCATCTGCCGCAGTTTTGAGCTGCTGCTCAAGCTTGTTCTGAGCCTCTTTATGTTTCTGCGCTGACTCCGTCGCAGACTTGTCCGCGTCCTTTTGGGCATCGTAGGCCTTGGCGGTGTCACGGATCTGCTTCGCCAGTGCGCCCTGCGGGTCGATCTTGTTCTCGGTAATGAACCGGTCGGCTTCCTCGAGCTTCGTCTTGTCCTTGAGCGCATGGATCTGCTTGTCGAGGGTCTGCTGATAATTCTTGCCGGCGTTCTCGGCGGCGATATCGACTTCGTTCTTTTCCTTCGTGCTCTTGGTGCTGCCATCGAGCTGCTTGGTGTACAACTCCTGGCGGGCCGCCAACAGGCTGGTATTAACGTCGAGCGTGCTGACCACTTCGGACTGTTTGACCCAGCCGTCCAACTGCTTCTGAGGAATGCCCAGCTGCTGGCCGACCTTGAGAATCGCATCGGAGAGTGGCTGCCCGGCCTTCCTGGCTTCCTCCATGCTGCTCGTCAGCGCGGCGAACTGTTTACCGCCGGCCTCGCTGGAGCGCGGTCCGACCAGCGCTCGCTGCATCGAAGTGCGCAACCCCTGGAACGCATCCGCCGCCTCTTTGGCCGAGTCGCGTTGCTGCTCGGTAATACGCACCAGCGCGCCCTGCTGCTGGTCGCGGGTCAGCTGCGCGAACTCCTTGCGCACTTCTTCGACCGACCGCTTCAGATCGTTCACGTCCGTGCGTGCGGTCTGGGCATTAGAGCCCATTGCCAGGAACGCCACGCCGACGCCGATCGCCAGCGCCGCGATCCCGGCCGGGCCGCCAAGCAGGGCCAGCAGGGACGAGCTTGCCCGCGCCAGCACGTTCTTGGCCGCAGCGGCTTGAGTCTGAGCTGCTGCGTTGGCGGTTGTGGCTGCAGTGTCGCGCGCCATCGCGCTCGAACACCCAGCAGTCGCAATCGTCAGTCGCTGTGTGGCAGCAGTTGCCGCCGTCTTGGCTGCCGCAAGCTCGACATCCATGGCGGCCAGCGCGGCGGTGTATCGCGTCTCTTCCACCGTGCCGACCGCCAGGCTGGCTTGATAAGCGAGTGCCTGACGTGCGGCCTGCACCTGGGCAAGCCGCGCGATTGTCTCCGCTTCTAGCGCCTGAGCTGCCGAGTAAGCTGCAACTGATTCGCGTAGTTTGGCCGCTGCGGACGCTGCCGACGCCGCCGTTTCCTCGGCCTTGGCAATGGCCGAAGCTTTGGTGGTGGCAATGTTGGTGAGCATCGCCTTGGTAGCCGTCGCAGACGATGCGACCGCATCGATGGCGAACTTGGCGAAAGCCGCAGCCATCTTGCCGCCCAGCGCTGCGACCAGTACATCCACGTTCTCGGCCAGAAAACTGATCGTCTCGCCCAGACGCTTAGCGCCGCCGTTGTCGCTCAGCCCCTGTAGAGACTTGGTGATGCTCTCTATACCTGGCAGCAGGCCGATGGTGATTTGGTTGGCCGCCCCGGAGAAGGTTGCTTTCAAACCGGAAATAGCCTGCCCCGCAGCGACGAGGCGGTTGACGTTGAACTCTGAGATAACCGAGCCCGTGCGTTCGGCCTGATCCCCCCACTCCTTGAAACCTTTGCCGTTATTACGCAGCAGTGGAATCAATGCCGTGGTCTCGTCGGCCATCGCCTCCATGTAGGTCGTCATCTGCTGCTGATTCAGACCGGCCTTTTCGAGCGACGTGTAATAGAGCTGCAAGGCCTGCGGCCCGGACAGATTGGCGAACTGGCCAGCAGTTACCCCGATCTTCGGCGCGATTTCCTTGAAGAAATCAGACATCTCGCCGCCGCCGCGCTGCAGGAATTCGCCGACGCGGTCGTTGGTGTCTTTCAGGATGTCGCCCAGTTTGTCCTGCTCAACGCCGACAGTTTTTGCACCAAAGGCCATGCGCTGGAAGTCTTCGACCGTGGTGTTCGATAGCGCGGAAAGGTTCTTGACCTCTTTCGCGTAATCGATGGTGCTGGTCGTCAACGCCACCAACCCAGCGATAGAGCCAGCAGCGGCCAGGTTACCGGCGCCGATCTGATCGAATGCTGATGTGACCGCACGGCCCACCGTTTGGGCGCTGGCGTTCACTCGGTCGAAAGCGTTGTCGATCCGTCCCAGGCTTTGATCGATGTTATGAGCAGTGCTCGACACCGAGCCTTCCGAGCGGGTCAGCTCCTGGCGCAGCTGCGCCGTGGTGGCTTCGATGCGGACCAGCATGCCTTGGACGTCGGTATCGGCCACGTGTAGAACTCCGGAAAAACGTTATGTGCTGCCCTTGCCGGTGAGCGCCATGCGCAGCTTCTGCGCGACCGTCGCCGGTTTGGGTTTGGATTGGGGGCTGGACTGGGTGCTGCTGGGGAATGGGCTGGTCATGCGTGCCCACTCGATCTTCGCATCCATAGCGAGGAACAGTTCGGGCAACGAGGTATGCCAAGCCACTTGCGGTGACCAACCGAGCCAGCCGGTGGCCACCGCATAAAGCCGATCGACGT